GACGGATACGCGATTCAAGATCGCATTGGGAAGCTTCGATACTTCTATCGAGACTCCGAAGGGATCCTACATTGGTCCGACTCCAAGCAAGAATTGATCGAGGAATTCAATGACATCGACGAAAACGACATTATGTCGGTCACGTTCATCCGGGCGACGCTCGATGACAACCCCAAACTCCTTGAACGGGATCCGGGCTACAAAGGGAGGTTGAAAGCCCAATCCAAAATAGAGAGAGCCAGATTATTAGACGGCAACTGGAATGTCGCCGAAGGGACGCAAATCGATTCAGCTTGGGTGCGTAGATACGTTCTCAACCAAGCTGAGTTCCATATCACCTTTCAGGATCACTTCTACAAGGTCCCTTTCTCCAAGTGCCAACGCTTTGCCACGATCGACACGGCGGGAACATCCAAGGAAAAGGCAGCGGTAACGCGTGGCAAGCAACCATCTTGGAGTATCTGCGCGGTATGGGATCATTTGCCCCACTTGCTCATGCCGGTTGGGGACCGAAAGGTTATCCTCTCGGAGCTGCTGTTCCTGCGATACGTTTGGCGAGGGCAAGTGGATTGGAGCAGGCTGGTAGCTGGCGTAGACGATACGCTCGCAGCATGGGAAGTGCCAAAGGCTTATGTAGAAAATGCTCACTTCGGGCCGGTACTCGCAAAAGAGGTAACCGCGTGCAAGGTGGAGCTTGTGGGCCCGTGCATTCCAGGCATGGGAGACAACTGGGAAGGGGCCAAGCTAGAACGTGCGGTTGCTTCGAAGATGCTAGCACGCTGGGAGCATGGCAAAATTTTCGTCCCTTTCGAGCAATCCGATTGGCTCAAAGCGTATTTGCGAGTACTGCTTGGATGGACCGGTAAGCCGGACGAACCAAACGACGACATCGACGTGACGTCCTATGCTGCATACGTCTCGAAGCGATCGAGCGCGGCATGGGGAGGAGTTATCAAGACGTGAGAACCAAAATGACCAGCGCACCACATGGAAAAAGCCAAGCGGAACTCGTTGGAGACATCGAGACGCATGCAACTGACCCAATCTTAAACCAAGCAACGGTTGCGTCGGTTCTCGGAGTGCATAAAAGTACTGTGCACCGATGGCTCGAAACCGGTGCGATGCTTGCGGTGAAAAATCCGAAGGGCATCCTAAAGGTACGCAAAAGTACCGTTTTGAATTTTGTTCGGTCGTCGAGATGGGGCGACGACAAAGCGGTTATTGAAACATTGGAAGGGATCGAGGACGAAGAGGTTTCACAACCCGTAACGGTCGACCCGGTCGACGAAACAAACAAAACTGAGGAGGATGTAAGCGATGGCAATACGCAGATGGTTGGGGACAGTGGCAGCAATCAAGCAGGTAACGACAATCACCATCGGAGGAACAATCGCCATCGGTAACACGTTGACGTTCACGGTAGGGTTTGCTTCGCTCCCTATCGTGATGACGGGGGCTACCACGGCACTAGCAGCCACTCAAATCACGGACACATTGAACGCCAGCGGAGTGCCACCTGAGTTCTCTGAGTTTACGTACTCAGTTTCGGGATCCGTCATAACGGCGACGGCAAAGGTTGCGGGCGTTCCGATCGTAATATCGGGCGTTGTGACAACCGGTTCTGGAACGATCACAATTGCAACAACAACGGCGGCGACAGGTCCAAACTTCGTCGACGTTGCAGCCAATTGGAGTGGTTCTACACTGCCGGTTGCGACGGATACGATTTCCGTCGAGAGTGGGCCCGCGATGCTCTATGGACTTGCGACGATTACGGGCTTGATGGCAAGTGTGGTCATCGAGGCCGAAATGCAGCAAGCGATCGGACTTCCAGAAACAAACGCGGCTGGCTATCCAGAGTATCGAGCGCAGTACTGGGCGATCAACACGTCCGCATTGTCGATCGGAGGCGGTACAGGTCGATTGTCTCCACGCATCAAGCTCAATCTGGGGAGCGTTGCTACTGCAATTGTGATCGAGAAAACGGGACAGCAATTCAACGACGAATGGCCCGTCCAAATCATCGGTGGATCCAATGCGACGGCGTACATTCTTGGGGGGCAGGTATCCTTTGCGGGCCGGGCGACCGAAGTTTGCTCGTTAACTTCGCTGACCATAGCAGATGGAGCTACAGTCGTTTGCGGCTCCGGAGTTACGCATACCACGATCGACACGAACGGAAACCTTCTGCTGACAAACACTGTTACCACGTTGCGAGTACACGGCGGGACAACGTACCTACAAGCAGCGGCGACAACGCTTGTGATCGACGGCGGTACATTGGTCTATCAGGCCTTGAATACTCTTTCAAGTGTTACTGTTGGTCCGGGTACGCTCGATCTATCCGACGTCAGACCGCGCACCATCACCTCGTTGACACTCAAGCGAAACGCAACCGTCAGAGACCCAAGAAAGACGGCGACCATCACTACAACCATCATCGCGGCGGATTCAACGACCATAACAACATCGGGATAACTTGTTGTCATTGTTGCGATTGTTGCGTCCGTTGCATGCGGCGCTAGCGGTCTATCGACAGGATCGGCATACTTGCACACATGAGCGGCAAATATCGTAAAGCGTTGTTGGGGGTAGGGACTTACACGAGTCCCGACGGCAAAGTCGTCGTTACTCCCGATCGCTTGCGACATTGGGAAAAAGAAATCAAGCGAGTACAGGAAGCGAACTATGTAGTGCCGATGCATTGGGATCATGCAAGCGAAGTCGAGCTGCTAGAACCCATCAGGCTGGATACCCTCCATGAAAACAAAACACGATCGGCCAGGAACACGGTCGGAAAGATTGTCGATTTTCAAGTCTCATCAGACGGTCAAGCGGCCAACATCACACTCGAAACTCTCACGCCAGAAGCAACACGGGCAGCGAGTTCTAACACTTGCTTTGTGTCTCCTGTTCTTTTCTCCGAATGGAAAGATGGGCGTGGAAATGTGTACAAGGACGTCATTGGATCGGTCGATTTCGTGGACTACCCGGTTGATGCGTCGCAAGGCCCCTTTGAACCCGTTCAAGACCAACCTCAATTCATGTCTTGCGTAATTCGCATGGCCACTAACTCAAGGATTTTCAGGATGGCATCGGAAAAGGATCCAAGCAGCGCCGAACCATTCGGCAGCGAACCAGCAGCAGACGCGACATCTAACCCGGTATCCGAAGGATCGGACGACGCAATCACCACGGACACAACGCCCCCGCAAGCAGGCGGAACCAGTGTATCGGACGTGCTCGATGCCTTGGCGCAGTTAGGCCTCGTACTGCCTGCTGACACTACAACATCGAGCTTTTTGGAACGCCTACGGCCTGCATTGCTAACCGCTATCGCAGCCAAGCAACAACCTGAGGTCGAGGAACCAGCGACGACTCTTCCGCCTGAAGACAACCAGCAACAACCAGACAATCCGATCATGTCGGAGCAACCGCAAATCGCGGCCATGAGCGCGCTGAAGAAACGTATCGAGACTCTCGAATCCGATCGGATCGAAGCGACACGGGTCAAGCTCAAGGAACGGATCCAAGCGTTGCTTACGTCCGGGAGGTGCTTCCCCAACGAAGCCAACGACAAAACACGAATACTCCAAGTCCAAAAGCTCTCGGTAGCCGCGGATTGCACGGTCCATAGCGGGGATCTGGACGTGTGGCTGCGATCGCGTGAAGCGTTGCCAACCGGCGCTTGTTGGGACGCTACCCAAAGGGTAAGCAAGCTTGGAACCAAACCCGTCGAAGCTCCACAGAGCTACGACACCAAAGGCTCTATCTCGAAACGTGAAGAGGACGAAGCTGTCGCAGCTTTGACCGCTCGCAACAAGTAACAAGGAACGATCGGTATGAACTACGGACAATTCGGAACACCAGGTTTTACAGCACTCGCCGAAACGGTCGATTCAGAACTGTTTTGGGGTGGAGACGCATCGCGGATTTTCGTGCTAACGAAGCCAGGCGTTGTGTCAAGCGCGACGGTGGATGCGGGCGCTACTCCAACGTGGCAAATCCGCAAAGGAATGCTGCTGGGCAAAATTACCGCATCCGACCAGCATGCACAGTGGAACCCCCTTGCAACCGACGGTTCTCAAGAACTGGACGGCGTTTTGCAATTCGAGCTGATCACACAAGACGGAATGGGAACCGCGAAAAGGAACGCAGTTCCTGTCGTTGTCATAGCACCTTTAAAAGCATCTTCGTTGCTCGTGCTCGGATCTGCACTCGTGGGAAGCATCCACGAATACACGGCCCGTCGTCGACTTCATCAGATGGGTTGCGTGCTCGACGATGACGTCAACGGGTACAAGGCGGGTATTGTGCCACGATTGCAAACCCGGATTACGGACTACACGGTCCTGGCTACTGACAACGGCACTACGTTTGTCGCTGATACCGCCAACGTGACGTTTACCCTACCGGCGATTCGGGCGGGGCTCAATTACGAGTTCCTGCGATACAGCGATCACAACATGGTCATCACTAGTGCCGAGGGTGACAACATCATCATCGGAAACGATTCCGCGGCGGACTCGATCACGTACTCGACGGCAGGCAACAAAGTTGGCGCACGTGTGCGAATCACTAGCGCATACGTCGGAGCAACCCCAACCTTGCGTTGGTTGGCGGAAGTCGTTGCGACTCCTTTCAGCACGGGCGCGTTCCTGACTCAAACCTTGGCGACCTAGTAGTCGACACGGCGACTAGCCCACACGACTAGCTCACAGATTCTTACCTTTTAACAGGACGTTTTTTCATGCCAGCACTACAGACCTTATTGAACCCACAGGTTCTCACGCGAACCGTTAGCCAAGTGGCAGCGAGTTCCGATTGGCTTGCGGCTTTGTTTGGCGTCCAGCCGGGCGGCAAGAACATCATCAACCAGGGACATGGCCGAGAGGGCGCATTCCATGTGTATAACAACACTCGGAAAGTTGCCAGGGGGAGAACACCTGGATCATCGGCGGCACGACGTGCAGCGCAACCGATGGGCAAGGTAATGTTCTCGTATCCAAGGATGCACGATTCGGTCTCTCTCGTTGCGGAACAATTGCACAACTTGTCAAAGATCGACGATCCAGCGGTACGAGACGTTGCAGGCAAGGATATGGTGTCTCGTCAAACCACAACCCTCGGGCAACTTGCGGCTAACTGGCGCAAGGCGCAGTTGATAGGGATGCTTCGCGATTCGCTTTACGTTGCGAGGAACGGTGACGATGAGTATTTTTCGCTGACCGATCCGGGAATCACGGGCGAACGGGTCAACTTCCGTATGCCGTCGGGCAATCAAGGGCAGCTCAACATGCTGGGTGCGGGTAACATTATCAGTGGCACTTTTGCCTCCGATTCGACCGATATTCCGCTGATTTTAGGCAACATCAACGCGGCTTTCCAACAACTATGCGGCGGGTTCCTGGGTGCTGTCATCACCAACTGGCAACAGTGGAACAACATCATCGGAAACGCATTCGTTCAAGCCCTACACGGTACATCGAGCGCTCCATTCGTGAGCGTCGATTGGATGGGGGAAGAAACGGTCGCGAAGACGATGAAGAATGTCTACATGGCACGATTGAACTTCATGCCGCAGACGACGTTTTATATCACGGACGAGGGGCTCGAAATTGGGGCACCAGGTTCTGAAACGTACCAAAAGATCATTCCAGCCAACAACGCGGCTTTCATCGGATTTACACCGGGCGATGACGTGGTTGGCTTGTACGAAGGATCCGAACCGATTGCGGAATATGACGGCGGGCCTATGAACGTCAAGACGGGTTTGAATTCTTGGTCCGTAGCGCGTTCCAATCCAACTGCGACTGAGTTGTATGTCCTCGACAACGCCATGGTTGCAAACCACGTTCCAGCGGCTATGGCTTTTGGTACTGTCCAGTTCTAAGGATAGGCGGTTGCCATGGAATTAACCGACCTTGACGCCTTGACGCGGTTGATTACCGCCCAAGGCGTCATTTCATTTACGGAGCACGACGAGGAGGGCTCGGACGGCAGCTCGGCAGACGAATGCATCGCCTTCGCGATTGCATATGTCAAGGGCCGTCTCGCAGCAATGTACCCACCGGCGGTTCTGGCCAACGCTCCAATTCTTCGAGAATGGACTACGGTTATCGCGGCGAGAACGCTCTGCACCAGACGAGGAAACCCTATTCCCGATTCGCTCGAAATGCGATACCAGGAAATCATCGACCCTCGTGCTGGATTCCTAACCCAAGTATTCACTGGAATCATCGCTCTTGTCGACGCCAACGGCAGCATCATCATCGGGAAGCCATCCTCGGCACCTGTGATGAGCAATTTACGGATCGATCGACGGTATCCAAACAAGTCGGTGCGGGTTGTACGTCAGACTACGCGACCCGTCGACAGCAAGTTAACTCGAGACATCGGTCAGGACGGGGGATTCTTCAATGGTTGACTTTCACGGAAACCGAGACGAAGCAATCGCACTCATTCGCGGCGTGGTGTCACAACTTGTCGGACGCTCTCCTGATTCGCACGGGATTGCCCGTGGAGTTTTTTATGCCATCGGACTCGCGGCACTGTCCGACGTCCAAGAGGCCTTCATAGTCAAATCGCGAGGGGGGACGGATGAGGCTGGCATCAGTTGGCCGAAGCTTTCAAAGAAGTATCTGGCTTACGGCCGTCGATTCGGACCTGGGGAACAAGCTGCTCTCAAACGAGCTGCGGGGCTTGGCAAAGGTCACAATCGAGGAGTCGGTGGAAATCGCGTTGTGGGCAGTCGTTGGGAAGGTGATCTACTTCAGCCTGTATTTGGCGGGAACACGGGACTGCTTACTGCGGCGCAACAGAAACGATGGAAAACCGTATTCGCTCAAACCTTTGCCTGGGCCATGG